ATTTCGACCACACCAGTCTTAGATACGCAAGAATTAACTGAAGATGCGCCTGACGAGTTAACAGCAGTCGATATTTCGATTACCCCAGTAGTTGACACACCTGCGTTGGGTCAAGAACACGCCCTAACAGCAGTCGATATTACAACCACACCAGTCTTAGACATGCCTGCTCTAGGGCAGGAACACGCCTTAACAGCAGTCGATATTTCGATTACCCCAGTAGTTGACACACCTGCATTGGGCCAAGAACACGCCTTAACTGCTGTCGATATTCTCACTAATCCAGTAGTTGGAACGCCAGAACTAGGCGCCAGTGGCAGCATGCCAGTATCAGACGATTTCGAGTCCCTTACGCCGTCAGCAAGCCTTGGCGGGCAAGGTTCTTGGGCGCTTGTTGAAGGGAATATTCGCGTTATCGATTCCTCAGGTGATAATGTAGTTAAACCTGAAACAGTAAGTCAGACAGTGGCGGCAAGGTATTCTGGAGCTAAACCAGAAGCCGACCATTGGTCAGAGATCACAATAGATGCGGTTGTGAGTGGTAGTTTCATCGGGCCCGCTGTCCGCGCAAGCGATAGCGACGCCACTTATTATTCTTTCCTTGCCGATTCTGGCAATCTCTACATAGAGCGAATTGTTTCGGGTTCGGACACGACCCTTGATTCTAATGCGGTCACTGTAAGTCCGGGCGACGTTTTGCGTTTGAAGGTTGAAGGAGTTGGTGCGACTGTTACGTTGACCATGACTATAAATGGTAGTCCCGCACTAATCGGAACGAATGGTGTCTATGAAGACACGGACGCTGCTCGAATTGTTGATGCTGGTTGGGCCGGCATATGCGGTTTTAATGTTGGCGCTTCTTATGGCGATGATTGGAAAGCAGGCGACGTTCATCACCTCGTAGCCGACGATATCACAACTACTCCAGTAGTAGGAACGCCCGCATTGGCCGAACCGGTTACAGATAACGTAGTCATCGCTACGACTCGGGTTGCTTGCAATACATCTCTTGGCGACCAAATAATCACGACGACTAAACTCGGCGGCTTGACTCCGAAGCTCGCTATCCTGACTTGTGTTCGTGCTACTGTAAACGATACACCTGCCGATCATTTATCGGTTTCACATGGCATGACAGATGGGACTAATCACTTTGTTACTCACGCGCTTAATGAACATGGTCAGGCTGGTTCTTCTCCCAGGCGCATAGGTACTACAGATCAGATCGTAATGATAAATAGTCCTAGTACACCTACGGCTAGAGAAGGTGAAGCTACTTTTTCCGAGTTCGTTACAAATGGGCTAACTATAAACTGGAACGATGCTTTGGACGGAGCCTACCTGCTTACAGTAACGTTCTTTGCCGGTAGCGACCTTTCCGCAGATGTGGGGACCATATCTCTTCTAAGTTCGCCCACTTCTTTAACAGGACTTAGCTACGAACCCGATGTGGTGTTGATGAGTGGGCATGGGAGTGGTTGGAGCGACACGACCAGTCCCAATGGCGAATGGTTCCAGGGTTGGGCCGTCAATGATGGCAGCGAAACTCAAATGAACCATGCGTTTGACAACATCAGTTCTGCAAGCGCCGGCGATCCTGCGGGGATCTTGCAGGATGATCATATCATCAGCAATTTTTATAACAATGGCATCAACAGGGACTTTTTCCTGACATCTTTCAATTCTGATGGATTCACGACCGAAATGGATTGGGCCGGCTCGGACTTATCTATTGGTTATGCCACGCTCAATTTCGGCGGAGCTATAAATGTCTGGGCAGGAGTCGTTGATTCAAAAATTGTTAGCACTGGAGAATTAGCTTATACAGGAATCGGGTTTAAGCCACAAGCGGCATTAATGCTACCGACGACGATAAAAGCGGTGAATACGGCAGTTACTGATGGAGATGCAGGCGTAACTGGCTTTTCTGCTATGGACGCAACCGATCAATATTGCTCGACCGTCCAGGAAGAATACGGATCGGCAGAAACAGATAATCAATCCCTTTCAAGTGACAGCGCCCTTCTCGTTCCACTAGATGATGGCAGCGATGGCTATCAAGCGTCATTCGTATCGTTTGATAGTGACGGATTTACGTTAAATTATTCAATAGTGGATGCTGAGGCAAGAAAGATTTGTGTCCTAGCTTTTGAAGAAGTTCTGGGTAGTGGAGAGGACAACTTAACGGCAGTCGATATTACAACCACACCAGTCTTAGATACGCCTGCTTTAGGCCAGGAACACGACTTAACGGCTGTCGATATTTCGACCACACCAGTCTTAGACACGCCTGCTTTAGGTCAGGAACACGACTTAACGGCTGTCGATATTTCGACCACACCAGTCTTAGATACGCCTGAAGTAACGGAAATATACAATCTTACCGCTACTGGAATTACAACCACACCAGTCTTAGACACGCCGTTTATAACTACAGAAGGAGAGGACAACTTAACGGCTGTCGATATTACAGACAACTTAACGGCTGTCGATATTACAACCACACCAGTCTTAGATACGCCCGCATTGGGCCAAGAACACGACCTTATAGCAGTCGATATTTCGACCACACCAGTCTTAGACACGCCTGAAATAGGGCAAGAACACGCCCTCACAGCAGTCGATATTTCGACCACGCCGGTCTTAGACACGCCTGAAATAGGCCAAGAAGGCGACCTTTTCGCAATCGATATTTCGACCACGCCAGTCTTAGACACGCCCGCATTGGGCCAAGAGCACGTCTTAGTGGCCACAGAGATAACGGCTAATCCGGTCTTAGACACGCCTGCGTTGGGTCAGGAACACGCCCTCACAGTAGTCGACATTTCGACCACGCCAGTCTTAGACACGCCAGCACTAGCTGTAGGTGCTTATAATCTTACAGCAGTCGATATTTCGACCACGCCAGTCTTAGACACGCCCGCATTGGGCCAAGAACACGACTTAACGGCGACAGAGATAACGGCCAATCCAGTCTTAGACACGCCTGCCATAGGGCAAGAAGGCGACCTCTTCGCAATCGATATTTCGACCACGCCAGTCTTAGACACGCCCGCATTGGGCCAAGAACACGTCTTAGCGGCCACAGAGATAACGGCTAATCCAGTCTTAGACACGCCTGCAATAGGGCAAGAAGGCGACCTTTTCGCAATCGATATTTCGACCACGCCCGTTTTAGACACGCCTGCTATAGGCCAAGAACATGTCTTAACGGCTGTCGATATTTCGTCCGCGCCAGTCTTAGACACGCCTGCGTTGGTTCAAGAACACGCCCTCACAGTAGTCGATATCGCAACAACACCGGTCTTAGATACACCAGAGCTTTCAGAGATATATAATCTGACCGCCACTGGCATCACAACAACACCGGCTCTAGACACACCGGTTTTAGAACAAGAACACGTTTTATCGGCATCTGGTATCACTGCCAATCCTATATTCGATACCCCATTCTTAATCACGGAAGGAGAAGACAATCTACTTGCTCAAGGTCACAACCACACCGGTTTTAGATACACCTGAGCTTGGTCAGACACACGTGTTGTCGGCCACGGATATATCTACAGTACCAACAGTAGATACGCCGACACTAGAAGTCATTCATAACTTAGATGCTACTGAAATTACGGCCACCCCGGTTCTTGATACGCCAGCGTTAGGACAGATACAATCGCTAACTGCGAGCGGAATCTCAACGACACCGGTTCTTGATGCGCCCGAATTAAGTAGTGTTTATACGTTAACCGCTAGCGGGATATTAACTACGCCCCAAATGGGTACTCCCGAAATTGGACAGATCCACGTTTTAAGTGGTACGGATATCTCGGTTTCACCAATTCTTGGTGCTCCGACATTCGGTCAGATACACATCATGACCGCGCAAGGGATATTAACAACGCCTGTTCTTGGGATACCAGAAACGGGTATATACCTAGTCATATATCCGCCAGATGTCCTATTTAGCGCAGTTTATCCTACGGCGGAAGTTAACGTCGTATATCCTACGGCAGAAGTTAATGCCGTTTACCCAGATATTGAAATTAATGTAATTACGGAGGTTTAGACATGCCATATCTACCAGACACAGCATTGGACGCTCTTCTGAACTATGTTCAGGACAGCGCTACAGTACTGCATATTACAAGTACGGAAGCAGTGAACTATACGGAGGCTACGACAACGTACGATCTCGGTAATAAGCCAACGCCAACAATAGCCGAACCGTCCGATCGTGGTGGCGGTGGGCGAGAATGTGTTGTTACAGCAATTACCGACGGCGATGTCACTGGAGACGGTGATGCCGACAGTTGGGCGATAGTGGACGGGTCAGAACTTCTGGCCGCCGGCCAGCTCGGCTCGTCACAAACTGTTACTAACGGAAACACCTTTACGCTCGCTCAGTTCGCTTTCGGCGTTCCTGACGCAGTATAATAATGAAGGGAGACACCAATGCCTAGTACGAATCTTGACGAAAGAGCCCCCGAAGGGGGTACGTTTGGCATTAGGTGCGACTTTGTTGAAAAGACACCAGAAGGAGACGTTCCGTTTACCCCAAAGGCTGATCCCAAATGGAGTTTAAATGATCCAAGTGGGCAACCAGTTAATGGGAGAACGGAAGTCTCCATAGGTGCCGCTCAATCGATTACGATCGTTTTGAAAGGTGCTGATCTGGCGTTAACCGGAAGCTCTGCCAAAAGGTATGTGCTCGTTGAGGGCATATATGACGGTATTCTTGGTAATGACTTGACGGTAATCAAAGAGGTTTCTTTTCAGATAGATAACCTGAGAGGTAAGCCTTAACCGGCAAGGAGGACATATGCCAAGTTTATTCGATAGAGCGCGATCGGCGTATAGGGTTCTTCAGGGTAAACCATTCCCTGTCAAAAACGAGGACATGGTTACCAGTTATGTTCCAGTAGCATCGAATAGTTATCGGGTGTCATATGACTCAACATCGAGCGTGTTGGCACCAGTACAAACACGAATTGCTATAGATGTTGCGAATGTACCACTCAGACACGCTGAGGTTGATCAACGAGGGAAGTTCCTCTCGATCAAACATAGCGAACTCAACGATAGACTTGCTTTAGCAGCTAACGTTGATCAAACAGGAACGGCCTTCGTTCAAGATGCTGTAATGACCATACTTGATTATGGATCGTGCGTTTTGTTTCCAACAGAGACAAGCAATCATCCAAGCAGTGGTAATTATGACATACTTTCTATGCGGGTCGGGACTGTGTCAGAGTGGTTCAATTACAGCGTCAAGGTAGAAGTCTATAACGAGTTAGCTGGAAAGCGAACGTCTATCATTGTTCCGAAGTCTTATGTGGCGATCATCTACAACCCGCTGTATGCGGTTATGAATGAGCCCAATTCAACAATGAAACGTTTGATTGACAAGCTAGCACTACTAGACCAGGCCGATGGGCGACTGTATAGTGCGCAGTTGGATCTAATCCTTCAAATGAACTACACGGCTAGTACACCCCGAAAGAAGTCGGAAGCTAGACGCAGATTAGAAGAACTTGAGGATCAGCTATATGATCGGAAGTATGGTATTGCCTACGTACATGGCACTGAGAAGGTTACACAGTTAAATCGACCGGTACCCAACACTCTGATACAAGCAGTAGAGGGTTTGACGCAGAGTCTCCATAGTCAGTTGGGTCTAACCCCGGCTGTCTTCATGGGGACGGCGACGCAAGAGGAGATGCTTGCATACAACAACAAAACCATCTACCCGATACTAAGGGCGTTGGCCGAGGGTATGACTGTGTCGTTCTTTGGTAGGTCATCTATCAAGCGTGGGAACATCATCAAGCCAATCCAAGATTTATTCAAAATGGCACCGCTTAGTGAAATAGCCGATGCGGCCGATAAACTTACTCGTAATGAGATAATGAGTTCTAACGAAGTTAGGGCAGAAATCGGCCTTGTCGCTAGCGAAGATCCAAATGCGGACGAGTTGAGGAATAAGAATCTCAACAAGTCCGACCAGGGAACACCTGGTGAAGAACCAGGACAACAAGTCGACCCCAATGAAAAGGAGTAACACACCAAATGCCAAAAAAGTATGATTTTTCTGGCATTGCCACCGCTTATGAGGTGCTATGTGACGACGGACGAGTTATTAGAGATAATGCTTTTGCCCATCAAGAAGGCGAAACAGTGCCAATCGTATGGCGCCATAGACATGGTGACATCACGAATATTTTAGGTCAGATTAATCTAACTCGTAACGACGGATCACCCCTCGGAGTAAGAGGTAATGCTAAGTTTGCTAACACGAAGGAAGGTAACCAGGCGAAAGAACTTGTACACGACGGAACGATTGAGGGTTTGTCCATCTGGGCAAATGAAATTCAAGAGGAAGTCGGAAGGTTCGAGCTCGCCCCCGGCGTTATTGCCACTAAATCGGTGGTCAGCGGCGTGATTCGGGAAGTCAGTCTTGTCCCCAAGGGTATGAACCCCGGCGCAAGGATTGACGAAGTTATCCGCCATTCAAACGACCCCCTAGATCCGGATTCATTGGTCCATGATGGGCTAATTATTCATTCCGGAATCCCCATCGAGATCGACCAGGAGGAAGAAGAGGAAGAGATCGAAGAGGAAGTTCTTGAGCACGGCGATACTGCCGAAGAAGAGACCGCTGAGGTCGAAGAAGAGTCCGAAGAAGAGTCTGAGGAAGAGACTGAGGAAGAGGCCGAGTCTGATGAAGACGAGACCATTTCTCATGAGGATGAAACCCTCGCAGATCTCCTCGCGACTTTAAACGCAGAACAGAGAGATGTTGTCGATGTTGTTCTGACTAGCGCTTTGACGGGAGAGACACTCCCCTCGTCAGAGACCGAAGACGGCGAAGACGGCAAGGACCTGGGGGCGATATTTGATACGCTCACTGACAAACAGAAAGATGTTGTTGAATATCTGGCCGGAACGCTAGCCGAAAGTGGCGATGCAGAAGAAGAAGAACCGGAAGAACCAGAAGAACCCGAAGAATCAATCTCACAAGGAGACCTAGACATGCCAAAAACATACAATCCTTTCGAGAACACCGGCCAAGAAAGAGACCCGGTAGCTCACGAAAATGTAATGAATATCCTCCAGTCGGCCAAAGCTCATCGCGCGCATTCGCTCCGAGAGCTATTCAGCGAAGAGGAAGTTGGTGACGACGTAATTCGTCACAGTATTACCGACGTTGACTATATGTTCCCCGATGCCCGAGCTGTTCAGCCGGGTGGACCTCAGTACTTCGCTGATCGCGATCAGAGCTGGGTCCGGATAGTGTTGAACGGAGTTCGACCCCGTCCATTTAGCCGTATCAAGAGCTGGTACGCAGACATCTCTGGTGCAGACGCCCGCGCGAAGGGGTATGTCACGGGAGCTGAGAAGGTAGAAGAGGTCATCGCGGTGCTGAAGAGGACTACGGTTCCTCAGACCATCTACAAACTGCAGAAGTTGGATCGGGACGATGTTATCGATATCACTGATTTTAACGTCGTGGTTTGGCTGAAGGCCGAGATGCGCATGATGCTCGAAGAGGAGCTCGCCCGCGCGGTCTTGATTGGCGATGGTCGTAATGACACCGGCGCCGACGCAATCCTCAAGGCAAACGTTCGTCCGATTTACAATGACGCCGACGTTTACTGCCATAAGTCCATTATGAATGATGTCAGCTCCGAAGATGACTGGGCCGACTTCACAGACACTGAAGTCCTGGCGTACGTCGATCACGTAGCCAGATCACTGACTTATTACCGCGGCGCCGGCAGTCCGACGCTGTTCTGCCAACCCGAAATGATCAGTAAGATGATCTTGGTTCGCGACACCACTGGCCGTCGAATCCATGATAATCTGGCGTCCCTGGCTGCTGCCATGCGCGTTAGCAAGATTGTCGAGATTCCGGTTATGGCCGGCTTGGAAGCTACGAGCGTTGTTGATCCGTCCGGTACGGACCAGAATGGCGCGGCTATCCCCGCGGGCACTTACGACATTGCCACCCTCGGCGTAATCGTTAACCTGCAGGACTACGTCATTGGTGCCGACAACGGGGGCCAAACAGCCTTCTTTGACGACTTCGATCTGAACTTCAATAAGTACGAGTACCTGTACGAGACCCGCGTCTCCGGCGCGCTGATTAATCCGAAGAGCGCCATCGCCGTTCAGCTAATCACAGCTAAGACTGCATAGCGATGAGATTTTCGGGTAAAATCGGGATCGCGCGTGGGCCCGAAGAGATATCTGCTGGAATTTTTGAAGAACAGTTCGAGGAGATAGAAGTTGTTGGTACCCTTCGTCGCGACGCCGCACGATGGTCCAGCATGAAGTCCCGAGACGCCCGCGCGAAACACATCCTGAGTATATTTCCCCCCGAAAGCTCGACAGTAGACATAAACGAGGTTGTATATATTTGGTGGAAGAATCGGCAATGGTCGGTTATTGACATCGAATATATGCCGCCTCGTGTTCAATTAACCCTGGGGGGTTTATACAATGGATAAAGAAGAAGTACGTCTAGTTTTACAGACAGGTCTTGAGACTACGTTCCCAGACTTACCTGTTATATTTAGACCCTCAGGAAATCACAAACTCACGTATCCGTGTGTGACGTACGAACCTAAGACAGAAGAAGCTAGTTTCGCTAATAATCGCCCGTATACCATTGGAACAGAGTTCCAAGTGATGTTCATCAGTCATGGTGCTGGTTACGCCAACACAAGATCGATATATTCACTACAAGGCGTTGTTGTCGTTAGAAACAATAGTTTCACGACCAACGACCTAGTCCACGATGTCTTTATCGTATCAGTTCACACAACATAGGAGTAATAAATAATGGCACAACTACTATCCTGGAACGCGGCCGCCGATAAGAAATTCGAATCCGGCCTCGACGAAACCCTCGGGCGCCGAAATTACTGACCTCTGGGCCAACAACTCGAAGTATTCGGCGTTGGTCGCAGTGGAAACCTTCGATATATCAATTGAAGCTTATACTTTCCCCGAAGAATTCCTGGCTTGTCTGGGGATGGAACCGGACGGGACTGACCCTGGTGTTATCATTGGGCAACAGACGCGAGTACCATTTGGTCTCGCTTACCGTTCGTTTTACGGCAGTGATGCTGATGGTCAAGAAGCCCACTACAAGCTTCACCTTGTTTATGGTTTGATTGCGCAGCCTTCAGAGGTCGCGCGTGCTACCATTAACGATTCACCAGAAGCTATAACCATGACCTTCGAGGCTAAGTCGACACCGACACCAGTCGCTACTGGAGCACCAGTTTCTAAGATCACCATCGATGAGAGTGTT